TTTTGTATTTGTTGAGCCATTTTCTGCTTGGTCGAAACCAGTTTTCTCTTTTTTTGTAACCAATAATTGCTTGGAAGATTTCGTCACATAAAACATTTTTTTCAATAGTGAATATAAATTTATCAGCAAGTTTATGAAGATTGCTAATAGCTTCTTTATCATATGCACGAGCAAAGATACTTTTGTTATGAGTAATAGCATCTTGTCGATGTTCGATGTCAAAATTGTTATAGTATTGATGATTAATAGTGTTATATGGGTCATCTATGTCCTCTTTATCCCAGATTTGAGCAAGGGAAAAATCACTTGTTGCAATATCCCTTAAATAAAAATGTTCTCTTTGCCATTCTTTAATAGATGTATCTTCTTCACCATAGGAATATTGAGGGCGAAATGCTCTTGCAGATAATGCTGCCATCATTAAGTGCTTTTTAAATTCAATACTTTGATCGTTTAGCCATGATTGAACAGCTGTTGCTTCATAGGATTTATACATTCTCCATTGTGGTTTTGTTAAATCCGATACGTCTATTGCAACAGTCTTATCTTCACCCTCTAATTCATTGGCTTTGGATTCTGTTACTTCTTTGGATGGCACTAAATAAAAGTTTTCTGCAAAATTATACAAATGACTTCTAAAATGCACATAACAAATTACATCACCAATGGGGAATGTTCCTTTGTTTTTCTGCTCATATCTTTGATACGTAAATTTGGATTTTTCTGTAATTGTATCATCTGTTGGATATACAATATCATACGTATGGTTTCGATAATAATTTGTGTCATAGTAATACGTATCTTTTGATATAATGACATCTTTAAATCCAATAGCGTATAATTTTTCACGGTATCTTTCTAAGGAATCAGTAATAAAGTTGTTAAATTCGGATAAGTTTGTAATATATTCTTCTTCATGGAATAAATCACTTTCAATATCTAATTTATTTCTCCATTCTTTGGATAT